CTCGGAAGACTTAGCCAATTTCGCAATAGCATTTGCTTCAGCATGAATGACTTCAGGTTTGGTTTTTAGTTTATACCTACCCTGCATAATGTTATTTGCACTATCACGATACGTACCCTCATATGGCCAACCTTCTTCAATTTCTTCAGGACTTAACCAGCCGCCAGCGCTGCACCACTCCTCATCTTCACATTCGTTTGTCCATCCAGCAGGCATTCCGTTGTAACCAATAGAAATGATTCTGTCATCTTTCACAATAATAGCACCTACTTGTAGACGCTTTGCGGACGATAGTTGTGCAAACCTTTTTGCAACATCCATGTACGCATCAATAAATTTTTGTCTCATATTATTTTGTATTTTCACCTGAAGCTAAAACGCAGGTTGTGTTATTATCAAATTCCAACATTGTCCAAGTTCCTGTTTTTTGATTTTCAAACAATGCAACTGTTGTTACATTATCCATAAGTTCATTTTGAGAAAACCATGTAATCTTTTCATCAAATATTGATTTTATACCATTAAAAACTGTAACTGTATTACCACATTTAACAGGCTTTTTTCTTTCAATAAATTTAAAATCTGGTTCTTGGCCATAAACAATGGCAACGAACAAACATAATAATATTCCCGTTGCCATTTTTTTCATTTTAAGTCCTTAAAAGAAATGTGGTGCGACCGAAAGGATTCGAACCTCCCCCGTAAGAATTATGAGTTCTCGGCACTACCGCTATGCTACGGTCGCTTATTTGGTCCGGCGTGAGGGAATCGAACCCCCATCTAGGGAGTAGAAATCCCCTGTATTATCCATTATACTAACGCCAGAGTATTATTTATTCCTTGTCGTAATCAATTTTATTGATAAAAGACATTTTTTGTTCTTCTGACCATGATTGCATATAATCATTGTCTTTATCGAACATTTTTATATATTCTTCTTTTGTGATTTCACGGCTACCTGTAATCACTTCATCAACATGGTGTTGTGAAAATTCTTGAAAATCGGTGTTTCCAAGTCCACAAACAACCTCATCATTTGCGTGTTCTTCTTCCAAAGCTTCCACAACATAACGCATACGAAACATAGAAACAGTTTCGACAATATACAATTTTTTATTAGCCATTTTTCACTTTCTCCAAAGAGTCTTTACGAATCCAATATAGTTGACGAGTTCGATTATCCGACGGGTCGAATTTAGATACAGGTAAGAAATCAACACCGTCGATCTGTTCCACACCCCAAGACGAGAAGGTCCAGTAGAACTCTAACGGGTTCAATTTATTACGCAGTTTGATTGGTTTTTGGTCAAGGTTTTTCATAATGTACATACTATAACACAAAAGAGAGGCTTTGTCAAGCCCCTCTCCACTACAGTCACACTATCAACTAGTCTTTAATACCAATTTTTTTAATGGCGTCCTGTGTTTTCACAATATTTTCCAACCAAATTTTCAACATACCGTTTACTAATTCCGCGTCCTTGATTTCAACTTTATCATTCAAAGTAAATGCACGTTCGAATGCACGGTTAGCAATACCTTTGTATAGGAATTGTTCACCTTCATCATCTTTTGTTGCACCTTTGACAAAAAGTTTATTTCCTTCCATGGTAATTTCAAGATCGGTTCTAGCAAAACCAGCAACAGCCATTTCAATGACGTACTTATTTTCTTTTACCTGTTTGATATTATATGGAGGATAACCCACAGCCTTCTGTGTTTGTTCAGCTGTTTTACGTAGCAGCTCCATTGTTTCGTCAAATCCAACCGTGAAAGGTTGTAGTCTGCCAAAAACGTCATTACCAAAAACATCTTTAAATGTCATAATATTCCCCTTACTTCTTAGAATTAAAAACATTACCAGCGACGGCACCAGAAATATCCCACAAGGATTTAACTACTTGTTTGGTAAATGTGGATTGTGCGGTAATAAATTGTTGCATAGGTTTGCTAACACTTTCTTCTTTTATGAAAGTGTTGACCCAAGAAGATTTACCGGATTGAATGGCGTCGATAGCCATATTTGCATATGATAGCATTTTTTGCTCCTTTAAAAGCGAGTTAATATTTGTTACCCCGAAGGCGTAACGATAATCCTGCTTACTTAATACAGGGCCAACTAACGGGTGACAGTGCAATTGCCCGGACGCCTTTTACCGTAGCATCAAACAGCCCTAAGGTGGGCAAAATAAGTATGCGTTTTAACTTATGGCGTAGGTCGCATCCCCTGCCATCCCATCCCTGAGATACCTCTATTTATATTTTTTTCTTAGAACCAATATTATATTTTGGTATTAATTGCCAATCATTTTTCTCTTTGTGAGATAGGATTTTAATCTGTGAAATGTAAATTGGTTCGGGTTGTTGAACTTGTGCTTCATTTACAATTTTAATCAATCCCCAATCTTCCAAAAGTATTGCAATTGCATTCCTACGAGCTAAATCGTTTTCTGATAAGTCTGTTGGTTTTCCATCAAGTGCAAATAATTCCTTAAAGTGTACAATGTAATATTTGCCTTGTTTGTGCAAGATATGACATGATTGGAATAATGTTTGGTCCTTCTTAGAAGCGACACCTATTCTTGTCAATGTCTCACGTACTTTTAAAAAATCGTCCGGTTGTGTTAAAGTTACTTCAACTAAGTCCTGTATTCCTATCATTATGTTCTCATTTCTTATTTTTATAATACAATGAGTTATTTATGAATAGTGTTCCTTTAAGTATAATAAAACATTTTTTATATCTTCTATTGTAGCATTTGTTTTAATTCTATTAGCCCTCATAGATATTATTTTTACATTTCCGGGAACATAACCCAATTCAGGTATGATTCTATCCAATGAAGGTGAGAAATCATCAGGACCACTAGTTTTGCCTATTTCTAGTTTAACTTTTAGTATTGGACAATAAATTGGTATATCAATGTCATCCGTAGTTAATCTAAAAGGCACATCTTTTTCTAAAGCTCGCTTTTCAGCTCTCTTTAACATCATATACTTATATCGTTTATCATTGTTTCTATAATCAATTTTTCTTTTTTCAGAAATTTTTTCAGAATTTTTTAAATAAGATTTTTTACTGTAAATATTACCTTGGAGTTTTTGTTTAATTTTTAAACATTCAGTACAATGTCCGTTGGAAATATATCGTGTAAACGAACCACATTTTTTACATGGATTTATAACAGTCTTATACATATGCAATAATAGTTTTTTAAGATACTATTATTTAGTATTTTATTTTTTTATACCGCCGGTGTCCGTTAAGTTTCTAATGATAACCATCTGTTCTTCATTTAATATCCTCAAAGCATCTTTAGCTTTTTCATTTGAATAACCAAAATATACCTTCACACATTCCAAATCTTTTAATACCTCAGATTTTTGCCATGGTTGAAATTTCCGTTTCATTGGTCTAATCGTGTTTAACAAGTATTGATATTGCATGTCTTTATCAAGTTCTGGATAGTTATTCATTTCACTAGCATACAGCACACAATCCATATGATAAGATAGAGAACGATTAATCAAGAAAGGTTTGTAGTCGTCATAATAGTCGCCTTCAAATACATTCTTCTTAGTCTGGAGAATGGAGGGAATAATCTCTTTGAATAAATCTGGCATCAATTTTCTCCAAACTTTTTATAATAATGATTCATTACTTCCATTCAACATCAACCATCAATTCTACTAAAAATGCTATAAAATTTATTTCCCTGTCAGCCGAAAATGCAGATTGATATTGGTATTTGGCTAAAGTTAAAACTGTCTGTGGAATAGACTGCGGTTTCATATTATCTTGCATTGTGTCGTATATTTTTCGAAATAATACAGTAGTGTCTTGATCCAAATTCTGTGTAACCCACTTACGAGCACCAGCAAAGTCTTTTTCTTTAAGAGCTTTGATTAGTCCGGTAATTTGCACATCTGCAACAGAACCAAGAACACCCTTGTCAATAACGCCAGAAATAGAGAAACGTTGGAGTTCATTTAGAATCCTACGATTATCTGGAAAGTGTTTCGAAAGTAATGCGGCGACAACTTCTTTGTCATACTTGACATTTTCTAGTGTAAGGATATTCTCAATACGTTTAAAAAACTTTGAAGCCATGGCAACTTTAGAACCATTCAGTTTGAAGTCGATACAAGTGCAACGAGAATGAATTGGATCAATGATCCTGTTCTTAAAGTTACAAGTGAAGATGAATGAACAGTTGGATGCAAATTCTTCAATAGACGCACGAAGAATCGCTTGAGCATTTGGTGTCAGATAGTCTGCCTCATCAAGAATGATTACTTTACGGCCACCCATGAGGGAAACAGATGAAGCATAATTCTTAATCTTAACGCGGATAGTGTCAACACCATTTTCATCAGAACCATTGATTACGATATAATCACAACCAACTTCCAAACAAAGTGCTCTTGCAACAGTAGTTTTACCGACACCTGCGGTGCCAGACAATAAGAGATTTGGAATCTCTTTATGGTTGACGAATTCCTGAAACGTTGCTTTCAGAGAATCCGGAAGAATACAATCTTCAATAGTCTTAGGCCTATAACGTTCCACCCAAAGGGCATGATTTAAATCCATAATTTCTCCATAATATAAATAAGCGTATGTCGCCAGAATCTCACCTCTGCACATACTCTAACACGAAAGG